TTACATCTTTTAGATAGTCAAGAAGTATTTGACCGCCGCTACCTGGACCGGTGTTTGCCTTAACTAGATTTCCAATAAATCCAAACGTATTGCCGAATATTTCTCCAAGCTGAGCTGCAACATCGCCAGCGGTCTTAAAGAATGCTTGAAGACTTCCGTCTGCTTCCTTTGTGCTGAGCATCTTATCCCAGCCGGCAGTAGTCTTTTCTATCCAGCCAAAGAAGCGCTTAGTAAGAGGCTCGGCGGCTGTAAGAATAGAGAGTAAAGAGCCCCACAAGCTACCAATGCTTTTTCCAAGACTTTCAATAACTCCGCCAGATGTTTCAAATACCTTAGAAAGTTTTGCAAGATTTTCTGAATTTACAATAGCGTCTGAGACAGACTTAGAAGCGGTGCCCATGGCTTTTCCAACAAGGTTAAGCCCGGTCTTAAACGTTGGGAATGCCTTGTCAACGATCTGTTGAATAGACGTCTGTAATAGCGGCAAGAAGCCAGATGCAGCTGCTTCTTTTAAAGAATCTAGTTGAGGCTTTAGACTTGATAAGAACTTAGCAAATACCTTCTGTGATGCGGTAAGTCCCGCAAGAGGGTCTGCTCCCGCGGCAGACTTTGCAGCACTCTCTCTCGCGTCAATAATAGCTTGAAGTGCGTCGCGCTCAGCCTTAGCCTTGCCGTCAACCGCATCCATATAATTTTCTTCAGCGCCTGTAAGATTCTCTGTTGCAGATATGACAGCGTTAGTTCCAGCAACACCTTCTGTTGCAAGACGATCTTGCTCTACCTGTAGATCTTTATTTCTATCCATTGCCATACGAAGATTTAGATCAGCTTCTTCGTATGCGAGCTCAGCTTCTCGACGCGCGCGAGAGTTAGGTGGTAAGTCTTGAACGCGTGCTAAGGTTTCACGCGCAGCCTCAAGTTCTAACGCGGCTTTCTTCTCAGCAATCGCAGCATCTTCAGCATCAAAACCAAGTTGCTGAATTTCTTCAGCGCCTTCTTTAAGCGCCTTATTGAATGCGATCTGCGCCTTAGTTAGCTCAAGCTTAGACTTAAGTAATTTCTTATCCGCGGCTGCTAGATTTTCTGCGTTTCTTTGCGCGATCTTGGCAAGTTCTTTTGATAAGTCTTTTCCACCGCCACCGCCACCTGCTGTTTTTTGCTTATTTAACTTCCCAACTGCGGCGCCAATTCCAGACAATGCCAGTTTGGCAGCGATACCTCCGGCTACAAGCGCAGCTAGACCTCCGCCAAGTGCAGCTAAAGCCGGAGTTGCAGAAAGAACCGCACCACCTAAGGAGACAACACCAACAACAAGAGAGCTCAGAGACGAACCTAGAACTCCAATAGCAGTTCCTACAGAGTATCCTACTCTTTGAAGAGAGTTAAAAGCCTTGCCAACTTTTTCCGCTTCGCGCCCTAATTGCTTAAAAGTCTTAGAGTCTTTAGCAAAAAAGTCGCCTATGCTTCCGCGCCCAGCGCCTTTCTTCATCGAACGCGAAAGTCTTCTTCCAGCGTCTTCGCCAATCTTGTCAACGCCTTTTACAGAGTCTTTAAGTTGCTTGTCAAAGCCAGTACTGACCGTGCGGACAATGATAATTGCCTCGCCTACTATTGCCATGATGTCACCTCCTTCCTCGTGTTAACGTTTATTTACTAGTGACCCATTGGTTCGTCAAGTAGCTTTCCAAATGGTTTTGAAGAAGCAGCATTAACGGGTGTTGCGTTTATAAATGGCTTTACCGGTTGTCTTACTGGGTTGAAAGGCACTATAGCTTCTTCTTTTGATTCTTCAGGGGCGTCGTACTCCGCACTGTTGTAGTCTGGATGTGACGCGCCTGTAGTATCTACAGAGTACTTGTACTCAAAGCCATAAAGATCTCTATAGATAGAAACTCTAGCCTTAGAGCGAGCCTCGGCTTGCTCTGCGGTGCTAGCGCTGAGGTCGTCTTCAAAAAGGTAGTGAAGGACGTCAACCATGTCATTAGCTGGCATGGTCCTAAGATCTAAACCGTTCATCAGTGCCCTTCCGTTAACATATGGCCAGAGATCAACTCCCCAGTCTAGGAGATTTCTGGCTGCTCTAAAGGGCGTTCGGTGTACTCCTCGATGAGCCAGCCCGTGATTTCAGCCAAGGCGTCGACAGTTACGATCTTGTCCTTGTGAACAAGAAGAGCTTGAAAACGCTCGTAGCTTTCATCCATTAGAACTTGTGAAAAAAACTTCTCGATCATTTCAGCGTTCTTTGCTGGGTCTTCAGAGCTTGACTCTTTAACCATGTCAAGCATGACCTTGCCTTGCACAGCCTTTACACAATGAAATTCTTCGTCGTGCAATCTGAATGATAAAGGAGCAGCATCGTTAGCTCCGCCTGAACCAAAGTCCTTATATCTAGTACTCATCTTTCTTTCCTCCGTATTATGTTAGTGTCTTTAATAAGACTTTTGTCTTATTTTTGATTATTTTACACTAAATACCAAGCTATGATCTGAATATACGCAGATTATCAGCGAGGTACTTATTTGGCTTTGTTCCTGGATGTTTTACAGATCTTGCGTACACAATTCGAGTCCCAGATGTAAATCTAAGAGCTCCGGCATTTTTAGCCATGATAACGTGTGGCTTAGTGCCTTCGTGATGAGCAAGAGCATAGCTCAACGTTGAGCCAATACGTAGTTCTTGGTAACGTGCGCCTCGCGAGTGGCGCATATGAATAGATCCAGCAAGAAACCCTGTTCTTTTTCCTACCTGAGCTCTCGCGGCCGCAACGAACTTAGTTCCTTGCGCAGAAAGCCATCGGCCAACTTCTCCAGTTGGGCTATTGAGCATATTGTCAATCGCGGGCTTATTCCAAATTACTTTTACGGCCATCTTAAGGTATCGCCATCGTTACCTGCATGGTTGTAGTTTGGAATCCGCCTTCAGCCCCGCTAACGTCAGCCGTAGCAATAATGCCAAGACCAAATTCGCCTGGTTCCCACTGATCAAGTCTGTTTAGAAGTCGCATAAAAACCCACGCATCAACCGCGGCAATCTCTGAGCCTTCTTGAATCTTTTCTCCAGTTGGAGCTCGCCCGTTTACGCCTACAACGGGTACCTCACGGGAGATACCTATAGATAGCACCGCACTACGCGGGCTGGTCGTGCGTAGAGGCTGACCTGCCTGGTCGCCTGGAGTTCCTAAATATATTTGAATGAACGATACAGCAACCTGCTCGCAGTCTACAGCCGCGGTGCCTACGGTCCAGAAACGACGGTCAGGCATAGGCACGTTGTATTCTTCAAAAACTTCAATTGTCTTTGAAAGAACTCCGTCAAGTAAATATTTTAAGCTAAGTGCATCTTCATCAACTCCAGCTATACTAGTAATAGGCATGTGCTACTCACCTAGCGAGTACGTGCGTGTAGGAGCTGTTCCAAGACGTAGAACTAAGTTACCTGAGGCAATATAGACTGTTTCTGTTCCGCGTGTAGCGTATAGATCCCACGTTCCAGGATCTAAGAACCCCGCGTAGGCGTACGCGTCTTTGTACGAGACTGTTAAGGTCAACGTGTCGCGTGACTCGTTGGTTACAACAGCCGTGCCTGTGTCAGCCCCGTACACAACGTCGGATGCAACCTTGGCGTATCTAAACTGCGTCGTAGTTGGGACGTCTGAGATGTAGTAAGCGCCGTTAAACGTAGCATTTATGCCGGAGATAGTAACTAGATCACCTTCAGAGAAACCGTGCGCGGCAGAAGTAGTTAAGGTCACAATGTTATCTGTAAGCTGTTTGTGTGAAATACTCTTAGTGATGTCTGTATAGATAGAGTTTACAGAAACCGCACCAGAGCCGATTTCCTTACTCTTTGTGCCAGAGTAATTAGATATCTTAAGTGAAGGTATCCATGTAGGGTCAAGCACTAGAAAATCTGCGTTGATGTAATCAATGTTTACGTCGACCGTTCCGCCGTTGCTGCCCGTGATAAACATATCAAGAGCAGTTGCAGGTAGCGCGTATGGTTTTGCTACATGGCGTCGAGCACGTGGAAGGTCTGGTGAAAATACCTTTGCCTTTGTGCGAGCCTTATCTGGGTTTGAAGACTTTAAGAATAGGTCTACGATGTATAGACCTGTTCGCATATCGTCAATAAAGTCTTGGTTGTCAAGGATTGTGTATGAGACGCCTTGGCGGGCAACAGACGTAATACGTGAAGGTAGCGCGCAATCGTCAGAGCCACTCCATAGCTTAATAAACTCTGTTGCAAGAATTCGAGCAGCTGCTACACCAGTTGCAGGTGGCATTGAGCCATAGGTATATGTTACTTCAATATTGCAAGGTGCCCAGGCAACTCCCGCGCGTGCTTGAACTGTAGAATGGTCGACTAAATAATAATTAGATGGATCAATAATGTTGCCAGCTCTGTCACGAATTGCGTCTATCTTTACTACCGGTCCTCCGCGCAGACGTAGACGTGTAGAAGGCGACATACCGTCGGTTGTTAACTCCGCGTAGTCATCAAATTCATCAAGAGGAATATTGTATAAGTCTCCACCGACTAGCTCAGGAGAGTAATTACGTGAAGACGCACCTAAACGATAAGCGCGGGAAGCGCAAACATACTTTTCTGTTACAGTGGTAATCCCACCGTATTTTCTACCAGACATAGACCAAAGAAGTTGTGAAGCAACCTTAACGGCCTCATACGCGTATTCGCTATCTGCGTAGTTGTCAAGTTCTTCTACCGAAATCCAAAGATTTGACACTTAACCGTCCTGTCTAGTCGTCGTTGATACCTGTTGTAATAAAGGAGCGGCATGCCTGTGTCTATTCTTACACATTGGCATGCCGCTCACTTCTTTGTATTAAGAGGTTGGATCCTCTGAAGACGCAATAATGAAGTCAACGTCATTGTCCTCATTGAAGTCTTGTGATCCAGGAACGTTATAAGCTGTAGTTGAACCCTGTGAAGTGAAGTCTGTCACCGCACGTGAGTTAGTAGGTACTAAAGCTGTTCCAGTATCTGCACCAGAAGTGATTGTTCCGCTTGTTGTTGTTGTATATGTGAAGGTTGTTGTTGTTGGTACAGCTGTGATTGTGTATGTACCGTGCAAGGCAGAGTTTCCGTTTGTACCAGCGATTGTTACTGTGTCACCAACTGCAAAGGTATGAGCCGTTGAGGTAGTGATTGTAGCAGTTGTACCAGTACGCTGTGAGTTAGAGATTGTCTTTGAGATCTCGCCGTGCCATGTGTAGAAGCCCTTGCGTCCTGTAGGAGCCCAAGAGTTACGAGCGTATGAGTATGGGCGCTCTGTTGCAACTGGGAACTCCCAGCGCTCATCAAGACCTGTACCGAAGTTTACGTTGCCAAGACCGTAGCCTTGGAATGTGTTTGCAAGCAAACCGTTTTCAATAACACGGTCGCCTGAAAGGCGAAGCTTGCAATAAGGGAATACCCAGTGGAAGTAAGGAAGCGTTGAAGCCTTCTTGCCTTCAATAATTGCGTGAGACCATGTCTCAATCGCAACGCCGTAGCCTGCAGGATCATCACCAGTTGCTGGAGAAGACCAACCGATTGACTTACGGTTTGCTGCTGCGTATGTTCCAAGGTTCTTACGTAGCAAAAGACCACCGGACATTAGCTGTGTTAGCTCTGGGTCTGGCTCTGCGATTGCAATTTCCATTGAAATACGCTTTAAAGTATCTGGTGCTTTGTAGGTAACGTGAACTGTTCCGTCCGCGCCCTTTTCTGTGATTTCATCGCCTTCTTCGTACTCAGGCGTAAACGACAAGCGCATGAAGCCTGAGGTTGTGTAGCTATCGCCTTCTGTATTCAGGAGATTACCAGATGCGTCAAGACGAGTTACTCGAATCGACACACCTTGAATACTCGCGGCGTATTCTTGAGTTGCCATTGTTTATATTTCTCCTTATTATTTAGAAGCGGCTGCTAATACGTATATTTTACGCGGTTAGATCAACCCTGACTGCTGCGTGTACAGACGAGTCAAAGTATACTGCTACAGGGCGAATTGCCTTAAGACGCATGTTGTTGGCGTTACCTGATACGTCGTAGCCCTGCGCTAGACTATCATTAACAACGTCAATATCGCCAAGAATGACTCTAACGTCGCCTGTGGCGTACATCCATTTATTTGTTGCACTAGGTGTCTCTGTGGAGTCAGCCGCGTCGGTCGGGCCTGCTCCTGAGTAACCAGAACCGATTACTACCGGAGTTCCACCAACAGTTCTAAGGAAAGTGTCACCGCTGTCGGCTGAAGGGTAGATCAAGCTCGAGCTTGCAACTAGTGCAGCAACGTCGCGGGTCATGTGAATAACTCCCTGGATACCGCAAGCTGAAGATTCTCCAATTGACTGCTCAAGAAGCGCGAGCGCGCGACGAGCTGATAACGCTGTACCTGAGTTAAGTATTGCAGCCGCAGGATCTACTAGTGCTCGATTTGCATGGCTAGCGCCAATGCGAACTGCACCGTCCCACAGCTCTGTTTCAAGAGCCTTTTGTGTAATACACTCT